CGGTGGCGAGGACGCGCCCATTCTCGACATTGGCACCGAGGGTGTAGGCGTTGAGAAAGCTGTAGACCGTGTCGCTGCCGCCGGTGCTGGCCGTGGCATTGGTTTCAACCACGACGTCACCAGCGTTGTCGACGTAGTAGATGTCAGAACCATCATCCCCCGTCATCCTGTCGACGCCTGCGCCGCCATTTAAAACGTCATTGCCGGCACCGCCGTAGAGCACGTTGGCGGCGGCGTTACCGGTCAGCGTGTTGGCGAGATTGTTACCGGTGCCTGTGAGCGCCGCGCTGCCCGTGAGGGTCAGGTTCTCCTGGTAGTTGCCGAGGGTGCGGCTGACGCTGGAAATGACGGTGTCGACACCGCCGGTGGCGGAGGTTTCGCTGACCACGTCGCTGGCATGGTCGACGTAGTAGATGTCATTGCCCAGGCCGCCGATCATCACATCGGCGCCGGCACCGCCGTTGAGCGTATTGGCGGCGGCGTTACCGGTCAGCGTGTTGGCGAGGCCGTTACCGGTGCCATTGATCGCTGAAGTCCCTGTAAGCGTCAAATTCTCCAGGTTGGCACCCAGCACCCAGCTCACAGCCGACTTGACCGTGTCAGTGCCGGCACCCACCTCTTCACGAAGTTGAATCAGGCTGTCGACCACTGCATAAGTATCATTGCCAGTGCCCCCGGCCAACAGCATGTTACCCTGACCGTTCAGCGTGTCATCACCGCTCCCGCCATTGACCTCCAGCCGTATCGCGGTTCCATCGGCACTGAAGCGCTGGACATAAACGCCGTCATTGACATGACTGGACTGTCCTATCGACACCCAGGTCACTGCCCAGCCGCCGTCTTCCAGAGACGTGACCTTGGCGGAAACCTGTGAGCCGTCGGTGGTGGTGTTGACCAGCGTTTCGCCACCGACAGTTTGGCCCGCTGCGTTGTAGCGCTGGGCATAGATAGCCATCCCACTGCCATCCTGTTCGCCGCCCGCTTCCCAGGTCACCACCCAGCCGCCATCAGCCAATGCCGTTACATCGGAGAAACTCTGAGACTGGGTGTCATAGTCAGGGCTGTTTACGAGGGTTTCACCGCCGACCGCCTGACCATTGGCGTTATAGCGCTGGAAGTAGATATCTTCACCAGTGCCTCTGCTGAAGGATGACCAGCTCACCAGCCAGCCACCATCGTTCAAGGCCGTGACCGCAGGTAAGTACTGGAGATCAAGCGTGTTGGTGTTTACCTGGGTTTCGCTGCCTACCCTGTTACCGGTTGCATCGTAACGCTGGGCATAGATATCGAAGCGGTTTTCGCCCGGGTGAGTCGCATGCCAGGTCACCAGCCAGCCACCATCCTTCAGGGCCGTCACGTCAGAGCTGTACTGTGCGAGCTGATTATCCCCTGTCGTCGTGTTGACCTGGGTTTCACCACCCACAGCTATCCCCGCTGCGTTATAGCGTTGGGCCTCGATAGTGAAGTTATTGCCAGCGTCGTCCCGCGACATCCATACCACCAGCCAACCACCATCACCCAGTGCTGTCACAGCCGGGCTGTCCTGGCCGCCAGTCGTGTGGTTATTGACGAGCCATGGCTCACCCACGGCATCACCCGCCGCGTTGAAACGCCGGGCATAGATGCCGCTAGTGTCGGTACCCGTCGCATAGTACTGCCAGGTAACTACCCAGCCTCCGTCAGCCAGCCCGGCGACATCGGAATATCCCTGGGCGTATCGCGAAGGGGCGACAGCAATCTCATCGCCCAGCCGCTCGCCTGCTGCGCTGTAGCGTTGGATTAAAATATCGTTCCCATAGGTTTGATCATTGTTATGCAAGGACACCAGCCACCCACCGTCGGCCAGACCGGTAATGGAGATACTGTCCTGAGCGTTCGGCGCAAGCGTACTGACCCGGCTTTCACCGCCCGGTTTGACGCTCAGAGTCCTGTCGGCGAATTGCAGGCTTTCGATATTGCGCAGGTAATCGGTACCCTCATCGCCACCAACGACATTCAGGTCGGTGACCGTCAGCTGGCCGTTGCTCCATCCAAAGCGGTAGTCGCCAGCGTTGCCCATATAGATAGCCGTATCCTGGCCCGCACCGCCGTCGAGGGTGTCGTTTCCTGTAGCGCCCGTCAGGCTGTCAGGCCCACTTGTCCCGAAGAGATCATCGTTGCTCGTAGTGCCTGTTATCATGGCCATGTGGCATTTTTCCTTTATTCAGGGCCGCAAGTGGCAACCCACGCGGCGGTGTTGTTATTTGTCACCAGTAACAGGCGAGGTGAAGCCGCCGGGCATTTCATCGAAATTCGTCGAGACCGCGTAGGTCAGCACTGATTTTTAGGAAATCACATCGCTCATGGCCAAAGTGCTTACGCCGGTGAACTGGAGGGCAAACACGATTGTGCTGCGTTGCCGCAGGGCACCCCGCTTGCAACCTTCTACTGCCCGGCCCTACAGATAGTGGCATTCATTGTATATAGCCATTTGCCACATCGTTTGTCCGTTCGTCGCCTCTCATCACTTGGGCAAGCAGATTAGGACAGAACAGTGGATGACATACTTTCCAATATTAACGCCGGTGGCATTACTAGCTCTCAACGGTGGTCGTTACTTTTGGCGTACGCAAGGCATAGCCCGCAGACAAAATGCGAGAAGGATTAAGGGGGAAACAAGGGCATCCGCTTGACGATCACGAATCACTACATCAGTCGACTGCGGCCCTGCGTGACGGACTATCTATAATGGGGTCGTAGGCAGCCCTTTGCCAACGGACCAGCAGCTTTAAAACAATCCTCCCAACTCTGCCGGCGTCCAGTTCATGATCACCAGCTCCCCACTCACCTCGGCCTTTCCCTGCCGTTGATTGGTGTTGCTGTAGCGGATGTCCAAGGTCTCGAAGTGGAAGCCTTCGAACACACGCCGGATGTCCGGGTGGTCGTTGATGCTGACCATTACCTTGCCTTTGCAACGGCGCATGAAGTCGGCCATACGTTCGTAGTTCTCGAAAGGAAAATCCACGCCATATCCGGCGGTCTGCCAGTAAGGCGGATCCATGTAGTGGAAGGTGTGAGCACGGTCGTAGCGCTCGGCGCAGTCAAGCCAGGGGAGATTTTCGACGTAGGTGCCGGACAGGCGCTGCCAGGCGGCCGAGAGGTTTTCCTCGATCCGCAGCAGGTTGATGGCCGGGCCAGTGGTCGCGGTACCGAACGTCTGCCCGGTGACCTTGCCGGCGAAAGCATGGTGCTGCAGGTAGAAGAATCGGGCGGCGCGCTGGATGTCGGTAAGGGTTTCGGGGCGGGTCATCTTCTGCCACTCGAACACCTGCCGCGAGCTGAGTGCCCATTTGAATTGGCGCACGAATTCTTCGAGGTGGTTCTGCACTACTCGGTACAGCGTGACCAAGTCGCCGTTGATGTCGTTGAGAACTTCAACCGGCGCGGCTTGGGGCCGCATGAAGTACAGAGCGGCACCGCCGGCAAAGACTTCGACGTAGCATTCGTGTGGGGGAAAAAGCGGGATGAGGCGATCGGCCAGGCGGCGTTTGCCGCCCATCCAAGGGATGATGGGTGTGGACATTGATAGCAAGGCCTTTACTGTATGGATAAACAGGTGCTAGGCTCGCCGCGCTTTGTGCACGGAGCAAGAGCCTTGGCTGGACTTGCAGGGACAATCTGCAGGGACGGCGGCCGGGATGGATGTTGACGCATCCACTCCGGTCGCTCTTTTTCACTTCGGTGTTGAGACTTCTTTGGCATAGGCCTGACAGGCCGCCAGGGCGATCAGTCCTTGGTCGCCGGTATCGGTGATGCCGATAATTCGTTGAGCATGCGCTGGGTCAAGTTGGACTCTTTTGGCGCCATGAACCACGCCGCCGGTTGAGGGGGTGGCTGACAGTGGACCGCCGCTTGCTGACTCGGTGGAATAGAGTAGGACTGACAGGCGCAGATCAGCAGTGGCAAGACGGTCGCGCAGGCGACCTTGATCACGTTGTGCATCGCTCAAGACTCGGTAATGGATTTGTTCACTGGCTGAAAGCCGTTGCTCCAGCGCCAGGCGTTTGTCCTGCTCAGCTTGTTGCAGGGTGGCGGCCGCCAGAGTCAGTTGATTCAACGTCTCGGTCTGCAACCGGGACTGCTCCGCGAGTTGCCGGCCGTAACGCCAGTCCTGGACCTGCCAAGCCAGCGCGGCCGATCCACCGGCAAACGCGGCCAGCAGCACACCGCTGGCCAGCAACCGATACGGTGCCGGGATCAGATCGACGAGACGCATAGCACCGCCCTCGCCCGGCCCCACAACTCCAGCCGATCCGCCAAGCCGTTGAGGCCGCCGTTGATCTTGCGGGTGATCGCTTCGAACTCATCCCGATCAGCCAGGACGTTCAGCTCACGGATCCACCAGAACCATGCAGCTGACTCGGCGGCCCATTGCGGCAGCTCGAGCAACTCAGGGGTGCGCAGCAATCGCTCGTCGCCAAACAGCGCCAGGCTGCAACGCAGGTAGTTGTTGCGGCCGGTAATCTGGATCAGGCCGCGACCACGATAGCGCTGGCCATCACCGTCCGCTTGCGGCGTGTTGCCCAGTTTCGAGGCCAGGTTGCCGGTGTCGTACTTGCTCAGGTACTGATCGCCGCCCAACTCGCGGACGTACTGCAGTTGACCTGACTCATGGCCGACCTGCGCCAGGAATGCGGCTTGCCGCTTCGGTGTGTTGATCTGCCGCTGCACCATCGCCGCGTTGAGAGCGGATACAAAAACGCCCGCTTGGCGGCGGGCGTTCGGCATGATGCGTTGCAGCTGTTGTTCAGTGACGGACATACAAAACTCCAGATATAAAAAAATCGCACTCGGGCGGTGATGGGGTGCACTATGGCGCGTTGACATTCACCACCTTGAGCGGCGGCTTAGCTTTCTTTTTCTTACCCTTGGATTTGCCCTGCTTGCCGGCATTGCACTCGACGGTGGTCGACCAGCCTGATTGGGTAAACACCTGCTCCACCGAATCCGCCAAGTACTCGCCATCAAGGCCGACCTTGAAGCCCTGGGCGTTGATCAATCGCTCGGCAAAGATGTCGGTCCGGCCGGGCATCTCAAACCGCACGTCAGCGGTCGAGCGATTGAACGCCGCCAAACGCGCCTTAGCGGCCGACTCGGCGGCGGTCTTGTTCGGGTAGATATGCCGATCGGTATGCACCGCCGGCAAGCCATCCGGGGCGTCGTCGTTATCCACCGAGACGATGGCGAGCTTGCCGGTCTTCTTATCTTGGTGCTTGGTCGCCACGGCCTTGTGCGAGTTGCGATCGCCCAGGCTGAACTGCCAGCGACTGACGTCGCTCCGCGTCAGGGTGATCGCGCCGAACGCCTTGCCGCTGGCCGTCTGGCCCGCTTGGCGCGGCATCACCAACAGCTTCCCGTCGGCCACCTTAGCCGTGCAGTCGTACTGTTTGGCCAGACGCGTGATGAAATTAAAATCCGACTCGTTGAGCTGATCGACCCGGGCGACTTTCGTTGAGACCGGGCACACCGCCTGCCAGCCATTGCGCGCGGCGATATCGGCCACGATCTTCGACAGCGGCACCTCTTCCCAGCTGCCGCTGCGGATGGTCTTGCCACTGCCGCGCATGTCGCTGGCCTTGCCCTTGATCACGATAGTGTCCGGCGGCCCCGACACCTCGACCGTGTCCACCGCGTAACGCCCCACGCGCGCCAAGGAGGTTTCGGCATAGCCCAGGTAGATCTCGATCGAGCTGCCACGCCGAGGCAGCATCACCTGACCGTCGCGGTCATCAATGCGCAACTCAAACTCGTCGGACTCCATCCCGGGTTTGTCGGAGGTACGCAGCAACAACAACCGATCATTGATCCTGGCCGTCACATCGACGCCATCGGCCACGATTCGAAACATGGGGGTCATGGATTTTGTCCAAAAAAAGCCCGCACACGGCGGGGCAAAAAACAAAGGGCCGTTACGCGTAACGCAACGGCCCGCCGGCGACGGTAGCGCCCGAGGTCAATCCCACAAGCTCACCCCCTCCCCGGTCGGGCTGGGCAGATCCGGCAGATAGATCACCACGCCGGAGCGGTAGGGCTGGGGCTCATCCGCCAACCCCTGATTGGCATCCAGCACCGCTTCGGTGCTGCCGTTCAGATGGCCATAAACGTTATGGCAAATGACATCGAGCATGTCCCCATCAGACGTTCTGCATGTCGTCGCCATAGCGCCCAAACTCCAGAGTGAACCCTTGTTTACGCGGAATCCCGCCGTGCAAAAACGCGCCCTGTTCCTCGGCGATAGTCTTCAGGCACCACGTCCCAATCACCTCGCCATAGCCCGTGGTCAGGGTCAGCGGCTGAAGCCTGGCGCCGATGGTGCGCAACGTGTCGAGCTGCTTGAGCCCACCCTTGAAGCCCGGGTAGATCGTGCCCTTGAGCGTGAGCTTTTCCTCACCCATCCCGATGGCCTGCTGCGCCGGGCGGCGCGACAGGCGCTCCTGGGAAGCCCAGCGGAATTCGGTCGAACGACTCAGCTCGTCGAAAGCCGCCGTGTCCAGGTTGAAATAGTAGGGCTGTACCTTGGGGTCGCGCGGCTGGATGATCAGCAAATGCGGGAACGTCTTCACCGCCTCGGGGGCCGGCGTGGCATCCACGGCAAAGGAACTGGTGGGTACGATGTTGGCCAACGACGGACTGACCTTGCCGGCGATGTTGTTGATCGCCGTCGCCGCCTTGCCCGCCTGTTCCTTCAGCGTCCCCAACCGCTCCTGAACTTCGGCGGCCGCCCGGGTCGCCCGGCCGTAAACCGCCGCCACCTGACCGACCTTGGCCTGTGCCGCGTCGACGCCGCGCATCACCCGCTGAAGCTTGGCGCCGATCGCCGGCCCCACGAACGGGATGTTTTCCAGCTCGGACGCCGCGCCAGTGATTTCACTGATCGCGCCGTTGACCGGGCCGAGCATGCTTTCCGCACTGCGTCGCCCCGCCTCCCCGGCTTCGACCAAGTACTTGAGCCCCCCTTGCAACTGTTCCATATACGCCATGCGGCCTCCTTACAGGTGGGGTTCGTCATACAGCTTCGCTGCGTTCTGTTTCGCGGCGTCCGCCATCATCCGCTGCATGTGCGGCATCAGATCCTGCGCCAAGCGTTGCGGGTCTTTGACATCCCCTTGCACCGTGACCGGCATGCTCAGCGAGTACTGAAACTGCTGATCCACTTTGGTCGGTGCCGGCTTCTCCGGTTCCTTGGGCTGGATCGCCACGGCCGCTGGCTTGGGCGGCGCCTGTACGGCCATGGCGCGAGCGACGTCGCCCAGCACTGGCCCTTGCGGGGCCGGCGCCTGAGCCATCAGCAACGCGCCGGAACCGTTCGCCTTATTGCCCGGATCGGGCGCCCCATTGAGCGGCTGGGTCAGGGTGGCCAAGCTGGGAACCGCCGGACCAGGGCGAGGCGCCATCAGCAGCGGCGCCGGCTTGGTTTCCGGTTTTGCCTCGGGCTTTTCATCTTCGCCACCAAACACCGACTTACCCACGGAGCCGCCCAACATCTGGCCGCCCTGACTGCCGAGGTAGGCACCAATCAAGCCACCAATGGCTGTGCCGATAATCGGCACCACCGAACCAATGGCCGCACCGGCCGCCGCGCCGGCCATGGTGCCCGCCAGATTGCCGGCAGCCGCGCCATAACCCTCGGCCTGTTCGCCCTGGGTCTTGGCATTCTTATAGGTTTCGAACGCCATGGCGCCAGCGTCCAGCAGCGCGCCGCCGGGAATCATCTTGGCGGCTTTGCCGATCTTGCCAACTGCCTGCACCACCCCGCCCAGCCGGGCCATCGCCGCGGCCGGAACTGGTACCGGTGGAATCGGCGGACGCGGCACAGGGACCGGCGGCCGAGACCCCGGAATCGGCGAGCGCGGCACAGGGACCGGCGGCCGAGGCCCCGGAATCGGCGAACGCGGCACAGGGACCGGCGGCCGAGGCCCCGGAATCGGCGAACGCGGCACAGGGACCGGCGGCCGTGCCCCGGGAATAGACGAGCGCGAAGAACTACCCGGCCGAGTCAACGGCCGACGGCGCGAAGCGGTGCGCCTTGACCCGCGTCCACGCCGGCGCGCTTCCCCAGGGCCTTCAGCTGCGCCGCCCAGGGCTCCCGCGTTGACCACGAAAACCTTCTTGACACCGTCGTCATCCGATCCCGACTCGTCGCCGCCTGAGGCGACGTCTTTCACAATCGAAACCACTTTGAGGCCGGTCGCGATCACATCGAATTCACCGGGCTTTTTGTCGCCCTTGCCGTCCGCTTGATCCTCGGCGCCCTCGGCCCCCTTGCCCGTG